GTCTGCTGTAAATTCATAAGCAAATCCAGTTGCCTTTACTAGTTCACCAAATGCTTGAGTTAATGTGGCTGTGTTTACGTTTAAATTTTCAGATGCGTTTTGGATATCAACCATCTTTTCTCTAAAAGCATCAGCTCTTTGAGTTCCATATCCTAATTGTTTTCCTAATTCAACTGCTTGTGCATTTGCATTTAGAGCAGCTTTAAAGAAGAAATTAGCAATCTTTAATAATATAGTTAATTGGGTAACGGGATCTTTTAATGCTTGTCCTATTCCAGAAACAGTTCCTTTTATTCCTGTCATTAACACATCCCATTTACTTCCTTCTTTAGCAGTATCTCTCATATCTTCTTTTAAATTTTCAAAGAAAGTACTACTAATACCTAATTTACCTAAAGAACCAACAATCCCATCTACTATTTTTCCAGATATACCTAATTTTTTAATAATTTCCTCTTCATCTTTTAATCTTTTTAAATTTAAGTCTTGAGCTCTAACTAAATAATTATTATTTTTATCTAAAAATTTTCCTTCTTTATCAAATAAACCTAATAATTCTCTATATTGAGATATTTCTTCTAATTTTGATTTATTTTTACTCTCAATTGCTTTTTGTTCTTCAGCGTCTAAGGTTTTTCCTTTATATTTTTGATCTAAAAAAGTTTTACTTTTAGCTAATCTATCAATCTCTATTTGAAGTTTTTTTCCATTACTTATTAAATCTTGTTTAGATAATCTACTAATATCTTGAGAGTCGTATTTTAATTTATCAGCTAAACCACTGATTTTTCTAAAACTTGAATTAATATCTTTAGAAGTAACATTAGTTCTAGATAGATCTCGTACAACATTTTTTAATTGATCGGCAAGATCTGTAAACTCATTATTCATTTCAGCAAAATGGCGCTGAGCATTAATTAATTCTCTATTAAACTCTGTTGTACTTGCTTTAACCTCATCCATTCGCTTTCTAAGTTCAATAGCGTTTAGACCTGAGTCTTTTAAGTACTGTTCAATTTGTTTTAATAATTTCTCATCCATGAGTAAACAATAATAGGTAATAGTTACCTGTATAAATATAAAAAGCGCCTATTTCTTAGGCGCTCTTGTTGAATATGTGGGTTTGGATACGTTTGGTGTTAATGGTTTAGATGATGTTTTTGTTTTATTTTCAAGCTGTTTATTTTGTTTTTCTATAGCCTCATTTTCATCATCGTAAAACTTTTTCATCTTATGGAATGTAAATCGACGCAACCATATTGGCATATTATACACTGTATTCCAATCATATCCACCTTTTCCATGAAATACTATTTCGTGGATTTGGTCAAATATTATAGGTCTATCTTCCTGAGTCAGGCCAAAAAAAGTTAATTCCTACTGGAATAGAAATGCCCTCCTCTGCACCTTCAGGGTAGTGAGTCATATCAATATCTGGTTGGATTTGTGCATAGTATTCACGTAATGCTCTAGCATCTTTTGCTGTTAAACCATTATCAACAAAATCACGAATAGTTGCTAATTCTCTATCACCATTGACTGATGTGATTATATATTTTAAACGAGTTGTAATTTCAAATGAACCTTGTGGGTTAATTTTCTTTAAACCTTTAATTTCAGCATCAATTTTTTGTTCATCACCATGTGTTAACAATTTAAATGTTACTGTATTTCCAGATAAAGGCATTTTAAATGTAAATTCATTATTACCTTCTTCAAATAATGATAAATCAACTTCTTTTTCTTTTAATGCTGATAAATCAACACTTATTATTTCTTCAACACCTGTCTCGTAATTATAATTTTTAAATTGATATTCAGCACCATATCCTAAAATACGAGCACCTAACAGTATAGCGTTTTTATCGCACACTAATATATCATTAAAACTAACTGGTGTTACTATTAATGATTGCATTACTCTGTTGAGTACTGATCCATCTTTAATATAATTAGCATTAGTAAGAATATCTTCTTCTTTAGCTGTCATATATTTCATTTCAATTTCACCTTTAGAAAGTGGTGAGTCTTTCGGATATAATAATCCTTTTGAAGGCAACGAAACCGTTTCGGTTGGCATTTTAAAATCGCTCATATAACATTTTTATTTTGTTCGTATATAAATATATAGAAAAAGAAAGCGTCTGCAAAGCAGACGCCTCTAAGAAAAGAAATATGAAGGGAATTAAAAATTCAATACACAGTAATCCATAGCAACAGTAAGGGAAATGTTAATTGCTGCCTCACTAGCCCAATCGTATTCACCAAAGTTTGCAGTTTTTACATATGCACCTTTGATTATCCATTCGCTAACGATGTCACCTACTGGACCTAATACGTTCAATACTAAATCTTTTTTATAAAAATCAGAATAACCATCACGGCCTGTTACTGATTCGTGAGCCAAACGAGCCCATTCCATTACAGCTTGAGCACCACTTGGAGTGATTGGATCATAAAGTTCTAAGTTCATATCTTGCCACTTAACTTTACCTTTTACTTTACGGTAAACGTTGATGTGGTCTAATACGATTTCACCTGCATCAAATTGAGGTGACGCTGCCTTCTTAATCAAGTATGCTGGAATACCGTCTACATACATGATGAAACGATTCTGCACCTTTGGTTCGAAAGCGGTGAACATTATTTGGTTTGCGTCTAATACAGCCATTTTATGTTAAATTTTGTCTATTAATAAATATTATTGTTTATAACTCTTACGCTGGGAATGTTGCCCCAGTTGGTAATACTGTGAAATCTAACACAATGAATTCTGCTGTTTTACTTGGTTGTAAATAGATTTGGCCAACTAATTGGTTTCTATCGATTACATCAGGTGTGTTATTAGAATCATCCATTACCACTTTATAAGCATATAAACCTTGACGTTGTACTACTGATTCTAAGTAAGGGTTTGCAATGCTCATAAATCTGTTTCTTGTAGCTGCTGTATTTTGTTCAAATACTAATGAACGACCTACTTGACCTAAGAAACCTTTCAAGGTAATCAACAAACGACGAACGTTAATTCTGTCTAATGAAGTTGATTTTTTCTGTAATGTCTTTTGACCAAACGCTACAACACCTTCTCCAGGGAATGAAGCTAATGGGTTAATGTTTGTATCATATAAAGTATCACGATCTTCTTGAGATAATCTTCTTTCAGCTCTTAATACTGATCCAATTCCACCACGGTTTAAACCTGCTGGAGCGAACCATTCAGCACCTACTTGGTCGTTGAATGCGAATACACCACCCATTACTACAGATGGAGGACACCATACAGCCTTACCTAAGTTATTGCTAAACAATTGTACCCATGGATAATATGCAGCACCATAACTTGAACCATTAGCAGCAGCCGCTGTAACAGCAGCAGCTACGTTAGCTCCATATGCTGTAGTATCGATAATTGCCATTGAATCACCTCTACCTTCACATACTGCAATTACATCATCTGAGATTGAACTTAAAGCACCAGTACCTAATGTTACACCAGGAACTAATAATAAGTTAAAGCTATAATCATCTTTATTTGATAATAAAGTTAAAGCAGATGTGTAATCAGCAGCAGCAAATCCTTGACAGTTTGTAGCTGCCGTGTCATTTGCTTCAAAAAATACAGCTGTTCTGTTAGTTGCAGCTACACCACCACTAAATGAACCACTACCTGCTGCTGGTAAATAACCACCAAAAGTTGAAGTTTTATAATTACCTAAGTTATCAATTGAATCGATAGTGTTGTTTACTGTTTTAACACGTACATATGAAGAACCACCTTGGAAACTACCTGAAATTTCTACTAAGCCTTTTGAAGCATTGTAAACAGGTTTTGCATCACCTACTACACGAGAGATGAAGTTTGGTTGAGCTGGGTCTAAAGACAAGTTTGAGAATGTTTCTAGAACATTTTTGTTATTTGTGTTGTCATCACCACGACGAACTACTAATGTAAATGTACCTTTTGTACTGTTAACATTAGTTACTTCCCAACGTACGTTCTCTATTGTACCATTTGCTAAAGCACCTGATGTTTCAGAACCACTGTTGTTTGCAATATCACCCCATTGAGTAGCTTCTAAAACAAAAGAAGCAGTTGAGTTTGATGTTGCTGCTGCTGATGAGCTAGCGTAAGTGTCGTAAGAAGAGCCACTAATAATTTTAGTTACTAACAATGAATTTCCACCATTGTTGAAATATTCTTTAGCAGCAAGTGATGTAAAATATTCATAGTAGTTACTTCCACTTTTGAATATATCACCAAAAACTGATAAATATTCACTATAAGAAGTTACAACTGTTGGGGCCATTGGGTTACCTTTAACTGTAGGACCAACAATAGCAGCTCCAACCTCTTGAATACCTCTTTGTACTAAACTCTTGTCGTTTTCGCGAGTAAAAACGCCTGGAGAGATAATTTTTTCTGCCATAGTATTTTTTAATTAATTTGATTTAAATTATTCTGATAATAAATATTCGGAAAAATACGTAACCGATTGGGGTTACGGTAAAATCTCACCTGTTTGGATGTCTAGATTTCCTTCTCCATATTTTTCACGGATCTTAGTAAGGTAATCATCTTGACGTTGATAGTTAGATGTTATATCCCCGTATAATCCTGTTAATTCATTATCAATTGTTTTTAATTGATTTTCTAATTCGTATTTTTCATATTGCAATTGACCAATTTCAAATATTGTTTTTGAATATTGTTCACGGAGCTGAGTAAGCTCAGTCATTTCTTGTTCTGTAATTTTATTCATATTATTTTTCCCATTTA